GGCCATTTCCTGTGCTAATTTAACATCAAACTCATTAGCCTCTTGTTCAAGCTCGCTTCCTCCCTCACTTGGGCTTAAATTTGTAACAGTACTATCTCCTTCCGATCCTACAGGGGTTTGACGACCACCTCTTAAACTAGCCATCCACTCTGCATATGAATTAAATTCCATGCCTTGTGTTGCATCAGCTATTCGACCATCAGGGTACTCAGTTATGCTGTGTGTAACGGCAGGAGTAGTATCACCAGTTACAGGATTAGAAGAAGCAGGGGTAACAATAACATTACGAGGCTTACCTAAAGCCCTATCCTCTGTACCTCTAGTTGCTTCAGTTCCTGCAGCCTCCATCTCATTAGCACGAGAGTGTAGAGCCATAGCCTGAGCATAGTCACCACTCATCATTAGCTGTTGAGCAGCGCCTCTCATACCTTCAGGAGTATTAAGATCAGCCCCTTGCATACCCCTCTTTACACTAGAAGCCTGTGCCATATCAGGTGTCTGTAAACCAAAGGCTGAATTAATACCAGCACCTAGCATCTGTCCACCAGCAGCACCAATAGCATAATTTGCATTCATACTAGCTGCTTTATCAATACCTTTTTGAACACGATTCTGTTGGATCACATTAGGATCCATACCAAATAAACTCATTACATCACTAGCCATAATCTTATTCCTTAAAATCTATAGGTGTTCTAAATTACATTCCAGAGAATGTACCTAGACCTCTATTAGTACCACCTACGTTACCGCCTATAGCTGGTGACCCCCTATTATAATTGTTATAGGCATTCCAACCAGCCTTACCAGCATCAATTAAACTATCACCAAAGCCACTTAAACTTGTTCCTAACCCTTGGTAACCCCCAGCTTGTGCAGCCCCCTGATTAGAATAAAAGTCACCAGCCGTACCATACGCACTAATCATGTTTTGTCCAGCACTGTTAGCAGCATTCGCCCGTTGCTGTCCTAGATCACCACCTAACCCTAACATAGCCATAGAAGTAGCATCCATAGCCTGACCTTGACTGAACATGCCTGTACCCATAGCAATATCACGATCACGTTGTTGCTGTGCTTGAGCAAACGCGTTGTTACGATCTACAGAATCTTGTTGTGCATAGGCTTGAGAGAACCCTAGAGCCTGTGGATTAAACATACCTGATCCTTCACCCATACCAAGAGCATCACCACTTACACTAAGACCTCTAGTGCCTGATCCAAACATACGCTCACCTAGAGCCTGTGCCTCAGAACCACGCCTATCTGCACCAATAGCACGTTGACGATCATACATCTGTGTTGCTAGATCATCATAACTACCACCAGCCCTATCAAGAGCAGAAGTACCCAGACCAAACATCTGGTCTTGTTGGTTTTTATAGCGAGGATCCATTGTATAGGATGCCTTACCATTATTAAAAGAAGCAGTACCTGCACCAGAGGTTACGCCATAAGGACGGTACTGACCTCCAGCATATGCCTTGTCTCCTGCTTCTTTAAGAGAATCAGCAGCCTCTCCTAACTTCTTCTGATTAATATAGCTACCAGCAGCACCTAGTCCACCTTGAACTAATCCACCGCCACCACCTTTGCCACCACCGCCAAATAAACCACCTATTAATGATGGTGCTATTGCACTGAATATTGATCCTAAAATTGGCATAGATTATCCTTTAATTTCCATTAGTGTCATTGTTGAAACTGCATTTTGACCGCCTACACGAGCAGTACCAGCACTTCCATAAGCCCTTCTGTATGCTGCTGTATAAGTTACGCTTGAGGTACTAGACGGGGAATCCATAGAGCTTGCTGAAACCTGTATTTGAGTCAAGTTGAAAGCCCCCTCTCCAGCATTCGCATAACCGAAAGCCCTATTGCCTGTCGCTAAATTTGTCCCACTTCCAACAGAGCCTCTATAAACTGTGACTGCAACTGCATTATATAAAGAATTTGATTGCCCTCCAAACTGTTCACATTGAAGATTAAATTGAACCAGTATTTTATTTGAACTACTTGTTGGAGTTATCGATGCCGTTAAAGGAGTTGCAATAAATGATGATGAGGTTGTGCTGTCATAACTATTCCAAGATGTATTTACAACCTGTAAAATTGAACCTACTGGCATTACATTAACCACTCCTTGAGCAGCAGTATTTACAAAAGCTGTCGTAGCAAGTTGCGTAGTATTAGCTCCTGTTGACGCAGTTGGAGCAGTTGGTACACCAGTTAATGCAGCATTATTAGTGTTAGCTTTCGTAGATACATTAGCCTGTACAAGGGCTGTTGTAGCTAACTGCGTAGTGTTAGTTGTTGTTGCAGCAGTTGGAGCAGTTGGTACACCAGTTAATGCTGTGTTGTTAGTGTTAGCTTTCGTAGCAACAGCTACTGCGATAGCATTGTACTCATCGTCTATCTCTGTACCACGTACTCGTTTAGCTGCTGTACCTGCACTGAGGCCATCCTTAACAGCAAAGTTAGTTGACTTAGTATAATTACTCATTAGATAGTTCTACCTTGTTTAACATAAACGTCAAACTTTTGAATTGATAATTGATCACCATTAATGTAAGCCTCAAAACCTAATTGAATTACACTACCATGACCACCTACTGGAACTTTAATACGATCTGTTAAATTACCACCTGTATATTCTGCAATATTATACTCTGCAATATCATACTCAGATATGGAACTTTGCCTTATCGTTCTGTTATAAGAGCGAGGTTGATCATTGTAATCAGTACCTACTTTAACAGAAAAGTTCTGAGCATTTCCTCCTATCACAGTTACCCCTACAGTCTTTATTATTTTATTAACTGTAGGTTGATCAAAGTCAAAGTAGTTTGTACGATAAGCTAAATAGTAAGATGATCCATTATCTTGAAAACTAGTGTACATAGCTATACCATTAACAAACCCTAGATAAAGAGTACCATCAAAAGCAGACAGACCACTAAGTATATCAGTGTTCACCCATTTAGTTACTCGTAGTCCACCATTCTCTAGTCTTCCTCTAGTATCAAAACAATATATAAGTTTAGAGTTAGGAAATATTAATAAGTAGAAAGCATTAGCTGCTGAGTAAATTGAAGTTACGTTATCAGTAGAATGTGCATTAATAATCTTTACTAGATCATCACGTATATTAATAGACAGGTCTGCTAAGGGGTTAGATTTCTCTTGTATGACACGATTCAAAGACCGTAACCCTGAGTTAGCTAGGAAGTAGATGTCATCTCCTACGGCCTGTATGGAGTCCTTAGATACACATCCTACATTCTCTAGTATCTCTACTACTCTTAAGTTGGTTGTATTAATTTCTAAGTCAGTGGCAGTATTGTCACTTAGTATTACAATACATCGTCTACAGAATACAATTAAACGTCCGTTAAACCCAACAGCACTTACAAGTTCATCTCCACCATTAGTCCATACTTCTCTAAAATCTAAAGCAGCATATGATCCTCCATTAAATGCACCAGTAAGTAAATCAGAACCATGTAATGTATACTTATCTGTAGCAGTAGAGCCAGCCCATAACCTACCATAAGCAGAAGTTACAAAAGAGAACTGGTGGTTAGAGGATGTAGTTGGATGAGTAGTCACAGCAAAGTTAGAAGCTACTTTAAGCATAGGCTTACCAGCTTGTGCTAGATAAACACTACCTGCTAGAGATGCAGCTTGCCAATTATTATCAGTACCATGTCCTGTAGATAAATTAGTAAGTGTACCAAGACCTCTATATATTTTACCATTGCCCCAAGAGATATAGTCAAGGTGTCCAGCAGAACCTACAAAGTCGTGCATACCTACAATAGAAGAAGATGTACCACCAGAAGTAGTCTGATAAACATAACCTTTACGCGCACCTAATCTACCTTCGGAGTCTATAACGCAGTTGTCTGCTTGTAATGCGTAGCCACTAGACAAAGTAACACTACTTTCCTGAGTGTTTAACCCCAAAAATCCTGGGGCTGCAATGGACTGACTAACTAATTGTTTCATACACTATACCATTCTGTCTCTTCTGGATGCTTTGATGCATCTAACGCAATCGCATTAGATAAAGAGTTAGCTGCTGCCATGTAAGCACTATTACCTGTCTGACCATTATCTTCACCTCTCTCTTCTACAGCCTTAGCATAAGCTAACAGAACTATAGGACGATGAGGACATGCTATTCTATCAGAAGGTGCTTCTAAATCTGCTGATCGTTGTACAACATTAAATCGAACTGTGTACACACCATCAGGTTTAGGGTAT